GCCGCCTCCCCCCCCCCCCCCTCCACCCCCCCCCCCCCCCCCCCCCCCCCCGGGGGGGGGGGGGGGGGGCCTACTTTCTATTTCTACTTTCTCTTTTTCTTTTAGGGGGGTATTTATTCCCCCCCCTATAGTCCCCCCCAAAGTAGAGCCCAAAGTAGAGGGCAAAGTAGAAGAGCCTTCTCTACTTTCGTCTACTTTCATTTCTGCTTTCTCTACTTTTCTACTTTTGCCTGTTTTTGTCTCTACTTTGCCCTCTACTTTCGTTTCTACTTTGTTCTCTACTTTTCTACTTTCATCTTCTACTTTTGATCGATTACGCTTAGCCTCGCGAGCTCTATCTAAGCCTTCTTTGACCGCTTGACTTACGTTGTAGCTACGCTTCTTTGGCGCGGCTTCCTCGCCTTGCTTTTTATCTGCACCGCCAAGAGTTGAGAGGTGAGAGGTGAGGCGAGGAGAGTAGAACACCTCTACCCCATCTTCATCTACTTCTATCTCGAATAGCCCGTAGTCCTCGATAGTAGAGCGAACAACCTCTGCACGTGGTCGCTTTGGTAGGACGTTCGCCAGCCGCTTAGCGTTGTTTGGGTAGCTGTATCCGCTCTCGTCCTGCTGGGCGAGCTTTAAGAGTAGTGCGGTGTACACCCCCCATCCTGCCAGCCCGTGGTCTGCAGTCAGCGCTTCTATCTTAGCGTCCTGCATGGCGAAGATGTCTAGAGGTATGTACTTATGCTTACACATATTCTGGGAGTGTAAAGTATGTAGTATTGAGTGTCCGCCCAGTGAGCAGTAGACCATCGTGGTAGAGGTCTAGAAGGACTGGGCGTAGGGTATCAAAGTCGCAACCAACGACCGAGGACAACTGCTCTTTTAAGATTATAAGCGGTTGCCGTCTAGCGTCACTGCGATGTTGCAGATGTCGCTTGATCCTGTCGAGCACTTCGGAGCGGTCTAGCTTATGCATTCCCCTTAGTCTCCTTCGCCCTGCGCTTTCTCTCGGCTCGAAGTGTGAGTAGCCTATCCATCGTGCTATCCGCCATTCGTCTGTAGTAGGTCATCCGCTTGTTGTTCGCACACATTTTGGTGGTTATGAAGCTCAGCACCTTGTTGTGGTTGTGGATGTGTACGTCTAGCTCGAAGTCGTTTAGAATTGATAGGTCTATCTCACTCGGATATAGTCGAAGTCTTCCCATAGTCATGTCTTTTGTGGTGGTTATCTTTTTGTCATCTTCTGCTCTCTGCGCAGGCACTCAGCGTAGGCTTCCACGTCAAGGATGAGCGTGAAGCGTTCATCTTGGAGGAAGGCGCTGGGGTACTTTGCTATTCTGGAGTTAAGTGCGCCCCTCGACTTGATGCCGAGGAAGTCGAGCACCCTATCTCTCCCAGCTATGTATCTCTCGCTCTGCTTTGCGCTCTCGTTGTGCTTGCTGAGGGCATCGCACACTGCAGAGGAGATAAGTGCGGAGAGCTCTACTGGGCTAAGGATTACTGCGGTGTCCATTATATCCATCGTTTATTCATTTCAACCTCTCGCTCTATTTCGCCTATCAGCCCGTTCTCCTCGGGAGTGGGGAGGTACACCCCCACCTCCTTAGAAGCCCAGTCTCGGAAGCGGTCTATTGCGGTGGTCATCTCTTTAGTGTCAAGCTCCGCACTGGAGCGCAGTACGTAGTATCGCCCGATACCCTTACCCTCTTTTTCTCGGAGGAAGAGGTCTGCGTTCACGTGGCGCTTGAAAAACTCCTGCTTGATGTACTCCATTCGCTCGCCATATTGCAGAGCGAAGTAGGAGAGGATCAGGTGCAGATAGCTGTTCTGTTTGAGAGTGCGCCTACCCCTCTTTTCAGTGAGCTCAACGAGCGCCCCTTGTCGGTAGAGTAGGTTGCACCGCTCCTTAAATTGCGCTCTGTCGAGCTCACGGGAGAGGTCGTATGTCATCGGAGTGTAATCTTTACGTAGCTCTTGCGGACTACCTTCTTAGCGTACTGCTCGGCAAGCTCTGGGTGCTCTTCCTTAAATCGCTTGCTATCGAAGGTGGTACTCTCACTTTCAGCTACCAGAGTTAGTAAGAGGTTCTGCGTCTCGAGCTTCTTTAGCCCGCCCTCTTCCATTCTCGCCTTGAGAATGTCGAGAGCCTCCTGCTTTTCTGCTTCGCGTCGGTCTATCTCTCTCTTCAGTGCGATAATCACCTCCTCCTGCTCGCTGATTCTCGCCAGAGCCTCCTCTTCGGGGCTTGTGAACTCCACGGGCTTGTGGGTGAATACCTCGCCATCTAGATAGGCCTGAATAACTTCCTCGATGTCGTCGTCGCTCTTTCGCTCTACCTCTACCAGCTTCGCAGTGCTGCCTCGTAGCCAGATGCCGTAGAGCTTAGATGACGGTCGCTCGAGGAAGATGTTCTGCTTCGTAAATAGGTAGTCGCAGAAGGAGAGCTGCCATGAGAGGCTCTCTATATCGAGCTCTCTGGTGGTCTTGATGTCGTAGAGGTTGCCTTTGTCGTCGATGCAGTCAATCATCGTAGCTACCACCTCGTCGTCTGTTACGAGGTATTCGCTGTAAATCATCGTGATGCCTTCCCTCGCGAGTAGCTCGTGGTAGTTGCGTGCTTCCTCACTGGAGCTTTCGTTGATAGCTCCTTCACCGAATAGGTTTACGTCCTCGCATTCGTTGTGGATAGCCGTGCCACGCTCGGCTGCCTTTGCGAGTATCGCATCTGGGATGCCCTTATACTTGTCCGGGAAGAGTGCCTGCTTGAGTATCGACGTCACCCCTGTAAGCTGTCGCCCATCGGAGGTGGTGTATGTGTGGCTCTGCTCATCGAAGCGCACCGACGAGCGGTGCAAGTCTAGGGCGTTCATTTCTTTGCTGTTTTTTGAGCGAACACCGCCTTTAGCCTCGTCGCCTCGCTCTTTACAGAGCGGTCGTCCTGCATTTCCTTAGGTAGGCTTCGGAAGATATTCGCAAGTTCATCTAAGCTGCTTGCCTTTGCGAGCTCGTTAATAGCGCCCTCTACTTTGTTCTGGTAGTCTGGGCTTGTCGTCGCCTGCGTCGCCTGCGGTACTAGCTCGTGGGTCGTTGCGTCGGGGTCTTTGTCTTCGTCAGTCGGAATGGTGAAGAGCTGGAAGAGGGCATACTTGAGGGCTATGCTCATCGCCTTGTTCATGCCCTTATCACCGCTGTCCATCGCCTCGCCTACCACCAGTGTCGTCACGGAGGAGCCGTCGGAGGCGGTGAAGTGGTGGCGGATAGTGGCTCGGGTGTAGAGCAGAACGCCGTTGCGCGCTTGTCTCTCTGTTACCTCGTAGCTCACAACCTCGGGAACGATAACGATACCGCACTTAGCAAGTATCGGGTGCAGTCTGTTGTAGACGTCGTCTACTCCTCGGAACTTAAAGCCCTGTTGCTGATTTGTGTTGCCCTTGGAGATAGCCCCGACAAGCTCATTCGCTTTGATAAGGGCTTCATAAATCTTGGGGGTCTTTGCTTCTGTACTCATCTTGTGTCTGCGTTAGAGATTGTCGCCATGTGCTGGCGTGTTGCTAAATAGGTTGTCTACTTTGTGGCGCGCCTCGTCCTCTCGGAGTTGGCGCGCTAGTGCAATTCGCCACGGCTTGTCCTCTCGGAGTTACCGAGCAGTATGTTTATTCAAATAGAAACAATGCTAGAGTTGCTAGCCCTAGAGGTGCGCCCGCTCTAAATTGCAGGCGTGATTGTCAACTTTTTCGTGGTGGCTTGTCCTCTCGGAGTTACCACCCCACCTGTAAACTAAATCAAACCCAATGAAGATTCATCTTTGTGGGCGGGGCGGCCTCAAAATTGACCGCCCCGCCACGGATTGAAGAAAAGAACACCTATCAGCTATTACTTGCCGTGGCGCTCAATGGCTCGCCACGTATATATCGAAGCTCCCAGCAGTGCAATACCTGCGAGCTTCTTAATGATGAACTCCGAGGTGGAGAGGTCGGGGGTAAACGCTGCGTCTGTGTCGGAGACTATTAGAAGCCCCCCTAAGAAGCCGAGGAGGATAAGCCCGCCTGCTACTACATAAGCAATGGCAGTTATCACTCTGTCTGTCGTCATATCTGCTCGTTTCATATTCATTGTCTTTATCGTTCTGTTATGTTGAGCCAGCGCTCTGTGTCTGCTATTTCTCGGGCGGTGCACTCGCTACGCGCTATCTCACGCTCTGCGTTGTAAAGCACCCCGCAGAAGTCGGTGCTATCGAACGGGGGGAAGTCCTTCACCCCTGCTCTGTTGTCGTATTCGTAGGTCAGCTCAAACTCCCCGCCCGAAAGCTCTAGGGTGATGATGAGTGTCGATTCATCAGAGAGCCGTGGGTCGTCTATTATGTAGACGCACTGCTCTGTGGTGTACCCGCCATAGTCTGCGATGGACTGCGTCATATCGTAGACTACATTCTTGAGGAAGGATGCGGTGACCTCGCTGTAGGAAATGTCTTCTTCGTTGTACATAGTTGTCTTTGTTACGTTACTGGTGTCGTCAGGAGGCTTCCGAGCCTCGGGTGTTCCGTGCCTTCCACGGCTTCGCCCTGCGCACATTAGGTCGCAGGCTAACGACAATGGGTTAATCACGTGCAGGCCTTTCACCTGCAGATTATCTGTATTCGCCATTGTTTGTATCAAGAATGTCAAAGACCGCTCAGTAATGAGGGCTTAACCCTCGGCAGAGGTGGTGCTAACCAGCTTTTCAGCTCTCTCGAGAGCGTTGTAGACTGTGTTCATGCTCACCTTGTACTTCTTGACGAGAGCCTTCTTGCTCTGCCAAGCCCCCCTGCCTTGCTCCAGGAGTCGCAGGTAGTCTGCCTGCATTTTCAGAGCTCGCGCATCTAACTTTTCAGCGTGGCTCTTAGGAACTCTTATTTCAGCCATAGTTGCAGGTGGTAGATTATTTTTATATTTGTTCCAGATTTTACTCCAGTTTTGGAGTATCTTTTGTAGCTCCGCTTGAACTACACTACAAAGGTAGGAACAATAATTCCTATTTCCAAATCTTGTAGTAAGGTTTATTCCCAAGCACTACTTAACCACCTGTATATCAGGGAGAAAAAAATTTCACCTGCGGTATGAACAAGGAAGCAGAAACTACTGGAGCAAAGGTGATCGCGAGAGCACTTGCCCACATAGGAATAAAATCACCCACACTGGCAAACAATGTGGGTGTGGAATACAAGCGTGTGCAGAACGTGGAAACGGGCAAGACTAAGAAGGTGTCGGGAGACCTGGCGTCTAAGATAGTAGCAAGGTATCCCGAGTTCTCGCTGGACTGGCTGCTCACTGGGGAGGGCGAGATGCTCAAAGCCGATACACCCATCGCGCAGACCTCCCCAGAGAACAGCGCACGTCCCCTCGTGAGTAGTGACCGCGATTGGGTGGAGATACCTCTTGTACCGCACCGTGCGAAGGCAGGAGCACTATCTGGATTCGGAGACCCTTGCTGGGAAGAGGACAAACAGACGATGCCCGTGCTGATCGACAAGAGGCTGAAAGGAGATTACCTGCTCTTTGAAGTATCTGGCGACAGTATGGACGACGGCACCAGTACAGCGTTTCTCGATGGTGACGTGCTTCTCTGCCGTGTCCTTCCTAAAAGTGATTGGCAGTTTGGTATAAAGAAGCGTGGGGAAACCTACTGCGTCGTGGCCACAGACGCCGAGGGCATAGTGCTCAAGGAGGTAGTAAACCACGACAAGGCTAACAATGAGATCACCTGCCACTCCCTCAACAGCCAGTACAAGGACTACGCCGTGAAGCTTGATGACGTGCAGGGCATCTTCTATGTCGAGGAGCTGGTAAAGCGCAAGTTCTAGACTATATATATATGTACGCGTACGCGCGCACAAAGCACTACATACGACCACTTTTAATAACTCTAAATACAACCATTATGAAGAAATTACTACTCTCGCTCGTAGCGGTCATTGCGATTGCTATCTCCTTTGCTTCGTGCAAGAAGGACAGCCCCACCCCCTCGAGCTTCTCAATGGAGCAGCTTTACGGAACATGGCGCATCACGAAGGTAGAGCAGAAGGACGGCTCTATGCTTGACGTCACCAGCGCTATCGCACAGCTGGTGTTCCCCGCAACATACGCCACGTTCGACAAGGATGGCAAGTACCAAGGGAGAGGCTACTTCGGCAAAGGAGAAGGCACTTACAAGGTATCGGGAAATACCATCATCTGCTATATCGACGGAGCCGAGTACGCACGATACGAAGTACTCAGCATCAACGGAGACACCGCCCTACTGAGAGCGAGCATCTCGGGAGAGAGCGTAAAGATTGAGTGCAAGAAGCAATAGCACCTACCACCCACAACCACGAAAAACCATATTGTTGGATCCAACGATATGGTTTTTCTTTACCCCAGTATATTATGCTACCTATCCGCCGCACGTGCCACTTCCTCCTAGACAAACAGAAGGGGTGGAAGGCTTTACAGATACGCTACCGCATCCGCTATGGAGGCGGGTACATCACAAGCGTCTACGTTGGCTACCGAGTAGACCCCGACAAGTGGAGCACCGAGGCGGAGCGATGCCTAAAGAACACCACCCACGGAGATAGGCGAACGCCAGCCGCTATGATAAACCGAGCCTTGCAGTACACCGAGGAGGCAATAGAGAGCGCATTCTCCTACTTCGAGGAGATAGAGTACCTCCCCACCCCCGAGGAGCTAAAGGAGAAGTACAATGAGTATCTAGGGGAGGCGCTTGGCACATCGAAGCAAGCACCAGTAAAGGTCGCCCCAGAGGACAAGCGAAAGGTAGTAGCTCTCATCGATCTATTTGTCGAGGCTGAGAGCGTGCGACGCAGCTGGAGCGAACGCCACAAGGCGAACATACGCACCGCACGTATGCACCTCGCTGACTACTCGCAGTCCGCAACACTGGAGGACATCAGCGAGAAGTGGGTAGCAGGCTTCATCACGCACCTAACGGCGAAGCGAGGACTGCTCAATGGCTCGGTAGACAAAACTCTCCGCATCCTCAAGAGCGCTCTCTATTGGGCGCAGGGGCAAGGGCTATACGAAAAGGACTACCGCCGCTTCTTCGAGGTGCGTCTAAAGGGCATCGACAGCAACCGAGCCGAGGTATATCTCACGTGGGAGGAGCTGAGCCGACTTGCATCCGTGGAGCTTCGCTTACACTCCGAGCGTGTAGCCCGTGACCTCTTCTGCTTCCTTTGCTTCACTGGCCTGCGGTACTCCGACCTCAAGAAGCTAACCCACGACAACATCACAGAAAGGAGCATACGATACTACGCACAGAAGACAGATCAGCTAATCGAGGTAGACATCAACGACCACGCACGGGCAATACTTGACAAGTACAAGGGCGAGGAGACACCACTACCAGCAATGGCAGAGCAGAGACTCAACAGAACTCTCAAAAGCGTGTGCGAGCAGGCTGGTATCAACGCACCAGTCACACGACTACGCTACTCTGGACGCCAGCGCATCGAAGAGACGCTCCCGAAGTATGAGGTAGTAACCTCGCACATCGGACGTCACACCTTTGTCGTGCAAGCCCTCACCCTCGGCATACCATCCGAGGTCATCCGCAAATACACGGGGCACAAGACAGAGAAGACTATGCGCCCCTATGTAGCAATAGCCGACACACTCAAAGCGCAGGAGATGGAAAAGTTCAACCGTCCGCTACTGTCCTCGCAACGGACGAATAACGGACGGAAAAGGGTATCATCTAATGAACGCTAA